GGTCATCTTTGTAGAATTTATGTTCTGATTCTTTGAGAATTACGATATTGCTGTCCTCAATAAACTGCACCAACGGGTCTTCTAAACGATGATATCCATACAGTTTCTCGTTTAGAGGGACATTTGTGTCAAGAAATGCCGATTGCCTAGCGGTTTCAACAATAATCCCTTTGGTTAATGCTATTGCTGCCCAAAACTCACAGCAAGCACGACCAGCTTCTGCAAAATGTAAGTTCTTTTTGTAAGAGAAGTCGATGCCGTAAAGACTGATCTTCTTTACTTTAGCCGTAATTGCGTATGCTAAAGCGTAGGCTACGGTGTTGTTAAAATAGGAGTACCCAAGCTCGTTAATAACCTCCGCAAGTGGGTATTCTACGATTTCGGGCACACGTTTATCTAAACAACAAGAATATATGGGTCCTTTATTAGGTGTTTCTAACAAAAACTCCGCCGCAATTCCTGTTTGTGTACCTGCTTTCACATCATCAAGAAATCTAGTGGCAGGATCCATCATAAAAGTACGATCAACATGAATGATGCCGCCGATACTGTTAATCCCCCAGACCTCATCAAATTTTTGCGAGTTAATCCGAGCCATGATGTAGTCTGCATAACTACCACCAAGACCTACAATAGCAATCTCTTTATTCTCTAAGCTCTTATCCATACTAAACCCCTCGTATGTTTACGTTAAAAGAAATAATTGTTCTTTTGTTTTCTGTAATATTTTTAGGATAGTAACAGTGTGGCAAGGAACTCGGAAATAGTATGATGTCCCCTATTTCTGAATATACCTGTACTTCTGAATCAAAAGAGGATGGATTGGACGAAAACAGTGTAGTTCCTTGTCCTGAACTCAAGTATAAAACACCTGAGTAATTGTTCGCAGAGATAATGTTTTCTCGATGTGTGTGGATGGAATGATTACCTGATTTCGTATATATAGCTGTCCAATACTTAATCAATTCAACATCAAGACCCAAATCTTGTCGAAGTTCTAAAAAGAAATCGTGTATACAATCTTCAAAGGATCTTAAAGAAATGGGGCTATTATAATCGGTAAGGTAATCTTCCGAAGATTGAATTTGTGTGTTTCTGCTCACGATTGTTATATCGTTTAGCTTCTCATCAATTTCTTTTAGAATCTCAAAATGATTTTTGATCTTTCCCATATATAATCTACAGGGAAAAACATCTGCAATGTCAGGCATTTATGTCTTTGGTGCTCTCACCAATCCCGTTCTATAGGCATCGGTGTTCTCTACAGCTTCGCCGTAGTTTTTCAAGCGTTGCGCCGCTTCTATAAAGCGATTCTGATATAACGCCATAACGTCTGCCTCACCCTTCATAAACGTATAGGCCTCAATTAGCGACCCATACAACAATGCGTCTGGCGCATTCGTGCCAAACCATGACGTACCATCGGCTGTTGCTGTTATTGATTGTGGTCGATAGTAGTAATGTAATTCAACATCGTAATCATCATCGGGTGTTGGCGCAAGAATAAAATTGTTTACGTCAAAAGTTGAATAGTATCGAGGCGCACCAGTGGTAGCAGGGTTAGGATTAAACTCTTGCAAAAAGTTCACATCCTTCTGCAACAAAAATACTTTTTCGCTGTCGCCATTAGTATAGGACAAGGAAAAACTCGCCAGATAATCAGACGGAATAGACAGGTACTGGTTACCTGTTGTCATGTTTGCGGTAGCATTTTTCCTAAAGTAGTCAAGCTCAATGAGCTTCAACAGTCGCTCTTCAGCATTTGTGATGAAGTTATCAAGATTGTTCACAAAAGTCGTTTCCGTGTTTTGTGTGTAGTCCTGAATAGCTTGCTTTAGTGTTGTGTATGTGTAGCTCATGACGTGCTCACCGTAACTGTTCCTACCACGGCTCTTGCCGAAGGATTACTTTCATATACCAGAGTTGTCAGATTAAATACAGGGAACGTGATTGTTTCTGACATAATATTTTGCGTATCGGGTCTTGCATCTTTTAGAGCTTGAGCATCAGCTCGTACATGAATAGGTTCAAGCTGTGGATGTTTTGGCTCATATTCATCTGGACCTACAAGCAAACCATTCCACTCTTTGCGCATTTCACGCAAGCGATAGCGGAACCCAGAACGATCCGAGATACCCCAAGCATTTGCTCCTACTGCAAAGTTGCCCATTAGTTCACCGCATAATATCTAAGGTTTGGCGAGACTTGGAAAGTAGAGCGATCTCGATCCTCTGTTCTCGCCCTATCAAACTCTTCTTCGTATACCGCTTTAAGCAGCGTGACACGTTCAGGCGCACGCTTCATGGACAGATAATACGCTAACCCAGCCGCTAGGCACGGATAAAACCGAAATGGTACCTCAACCGTATTAGTCATGGTGTCAGCGTCTTCTATACGAGTTAGTGCGTCATAAACAACAACATCAGTGCTGTTTTCTGGGGTAGGCCACACTTTAAGGTTGGGTGTAATCTGCCGATCCAAGAAATATTGTGTCGGGCGGCTTTCAGTGCTCTTGTTTGGAATAGCAAGATACTCGTCTCGACTCAGCCTATCCATTGTAAGATCGGTGCTATCGCGCCGTAGAACAGCGGACATGATGTCAATTACATCCGTTCCTAAAGCATATTCCGCCGTGCCATCAACCATGGTTACTGTGCGCTGTGTGATTGTCCACTGGTTCAGTCCACGGTTTGCCCAGTCTGCAAACAGTAGGTTCAACGATCTCTTGGCTGTTTTCAAGTCATAGCCCGTCTTGACTTCCAAGCCACAACGCTCAAAAGCCTCTTCGATGTAGTCCGCTACATCTAACTCAAAATTTGTTGAACCTGAAGTTGTCATTACATCATGCCTTTAGGTTTGCGTACCACCATCGGACTTTGCATAGCTTGACCAAGACTTTGGGCAAAAAGATTTGCTCTGTTGACATCAACATTGCCGCCCATTTGAAAACCCATTGCCATAGATTTCCGTGGGCTTACCATGCCACCGTCCATATAACCCTTTTTACCTTTTTTGGATTTGCACTTCATGACTTTCTCCGTTTCAATGATTTAACACGTCTTGGCTTCCCCGCTGGTTGCCCTAAACGCTTCTTCTGCGCTATTCTACTACGTTTTTCCGCAGTTGTCATTTCTCCTGCGGTCTTGGGAGTCTTTTTACTAACCCGTTTGGTGGGGCGACAATATGGAGTACCCCGTTTCTCACCTTTGCTACGCCCACATGCTTTCCCCGTGCGGACGTCCTTCCATTCCTCTTTGAACCACCTCTTGAGTGCCGCACCTTTTTTAGTCTTTCTCACAGCCATTAGTATGTTTTACCCTTGCGCTTAGTTCCGCGTGTCTTAGCCTTAGAAGATTTACCTTTTCCTCCAGTCCCCCAGCTTTTAGCTCCCACCTTTCGGCATTTAGCAATCGCGCCCGAAGCATACGCAGAGGGAAAGACCTTATATCGTGCTTTAACTTTTCGATAACATGCATCTTTTGCCACCTTGCTGCCTCCTTTGGTAACTTCTTGGCTGATCTGGGATCTGGTGATTGCCATTAGAACAATCGTTCAATACCAGCAGCAACTATAATCAGAACAACAATGCCCCACAGCCTGTTATCCAAAGCCTTTAATTGCTCTTGGATCGCAGCATAGCGGCGGGTGCACTCTTCTTCGTGCTTTTCCAATTGTTTCAATACATCACGCGGGGTCATTAACATCTCCATCTTTTACGGGCTTGGCAAATACGTTTGTTGGGAGTCTTACGACAATTAATATTATGCATCTTCTGCTGACCTTCAGAACGAGAGCAATATGAACTGCGGCGTTTAGCACGAGCTTTGCTCGGCTTTTTCTCCGTTACAGCCGTTTGGAGTTTTGAACCAGGGTTCTTGCGGCGGTAAGCCTTGACCCCCGCTTCTGTCATCCCTGCACCAGACTTGGTGGGGCGGAAATTCTTTTTGTTGCGTGCAGGCATTTTTTTAGGAGCACGAGCCATTAGAGCCTCCCATCATTTTGTATATAAATAAATTCCATTGACGCGGACACATTGAAATCAACTGAGCCTGAAGAAGAAAACGCTCTCATCTCTAAATCTGTTTTTTCTGTAAACCTTAATGGAAAAGTATAGAACTGCTCGTGAGCACCGTCTGTCAGGGTAAATCTTTCCTTTATCTGAAAGACTTCTTCATACGGCCTAGCAACAAGACTAGCATTCAGAATAGCAGGTGTCTGAGTTGACGTGCCTGTGGATAAAGCCATCTTTGTAAGGAACGCTGTATATCCTGCGGGGACTGTCCAAAGACCCATTAATGTTTGGTTGTCACCATCACCATTGATGCTAAGATAAATATTAGCGGGAACTCCAGCGGTCACTGTGCCTGTTCCTGCGTAAATTGTGCCAGCGTTTGCGCCACCACTGCCTGCACTGCGAACAATGCCGCGATTTATACGGAGGTAAGATTTTGTGGTGTTAACAGCAGTTTGCCCATTCAGCGTGACAACTTCGTTTATTTCGTTGTATTCGGCGTCTAGGCCAAAAACTTCTACTGTTCTCGCACCCGTGCCTGCGGCAGTGTCATTAGCTGAACTGCTTGATATAGTCATTACTGTGGCTGATGCGGGGTAAGCGTATAAACCGCCTTGTTCCCAAATAGTTTCCTTAGTATCTCCAACAGCGGTGTTGTAGCCAAACTTAAAAACAGTTTTATGACCTGGGATCTGCCCACGAGCAACCTGTAGCTCAAACGGTTCGCTTGTGCCAACTTGAGATATAGATCTTATCTCGTGGACAGACATTGTTTTGCACCTATGCGTGGAAGACAGTCATGTTTGTCCAGACGGTAGTTCCAGCAGTATATGGAACAAAGATACCGTTTACAAAAGCAATACCTTGTTCTGGGATTGTAACATCACGCTCCGCAGTAGCACTGGCAACAGTGCCCAACTGAAGAAGCGTAGAGCCACTTTCCCCTGCATCTGAACTATCTCTGAACGAAACACTGCCAGCGGTAGCTGAGTTTACGATAAATGCACCTTTAAGACGGCTACGACCAGCAAATACAACCGCAATCGCGCTTGTATTCATACCTGCCGTAACAGCACCAGCCGTAGCATCGTCAACCGCAATTTGCGTTACGGTTAAAAAATGCTTGGTGCTAGTGGCAGCAGCAGTGTCTGCACCAGCTACGGCTTCGGTCAAAGCATTTCCGTTGACGTCTGTTCCAGTAATCGTAAAAGTACGAGCTTGGTCATCGCCAGCAGAAGTAATGGTGACCTGTCGTGCCGCATTAAAAGTTGCGACACCACCTGAAGCCTTGGCTCCATTAATCGTTAAATTGCCTGCACCTGAAGGAGTTTGCGAAGTTGCAATTCCATCAGCGTCCGCCGCATCTGTATCCGCCTGAATGAAGACGGCTTTTACATCAGAGCCTGACATATCAGCCTCCTCTATTCTGCGCCGTTATTGGCCATCGCGTAAGTCAGAGCACCAACAAAAGTACCGCTAGTAGCCGCAGATGCGCCCACATTTGCAGTCACCGTTGCGTTTGCAGCAAGACCACCAGCAACGACCAGAGCACCAGCCGCACCAG